CCAATATTCTTTACCATAACAACCCATTATTAAATTAAGTAGACAATGGGAGACTTTATCAAAATGAGATTCAGCATTACCTAGTTGTTTACACTCAATATGTATCTTTCTTTCTCCACTTGAAATATGAAAATCGCCTTGTCTATTACCTATTTTATAATGATTTGTGTAAATAGATCTTTTTGTTATGTTGTATTTTTTTTTATTACAATAATTTAATATATCAAGAGTAATACTTTCAAAACGAGCACCAGATTCTTGGGCAACATCTCCAGCACATCTTGTATCTTTTATAAATTCTTTTCCATATAAATCTATTCCTACATTGTTACTATCCATTGTAGAGGTTCTTATCATTTTTAATATATTACTCATTATATTTTAAAGTCTGAAAACTTATTAAGTCTTTCAGCCGTTTCTGAATTATCGAATACAGATTTCTCTGGTTCGTTTTGTTGATTGGCATTCACCATATCATCTTGAGCAGCTTGCTCAACATCATACACTCTCATCTTTGATCTATCAACGCCCAACATAAATTTACGATTGATAGTAGGATCATTATATCTATTCTTTAATTGTTTTACAAGAAATTGACCCTTCTTTTCTAGTTCTTCGGTAGATATCAAAGCGAACATAAAGTCTGCTGTTGCCGGTAGGCCGAAACTCTCGGAAGTATCTTCAAGACCGATATCAGTAGACCCAAAACCTGTTCTTGTAGTTTGTGTTGCTGAGAAGATAGGAAGGTCAAATTCGACTGCTAGACCCCTTAGTTCTTCGGCGATAGACTTGACTATGGTGTAGGAGTTTGCTTGCGTTCCGGCCTTCAACCGAGACGATACCGCAAGGTTTAGATAGTCAATATAGATAACATCTGGTTTAAAATCTTTCTTCATAGTAAGTTCGTTTAATAGTATCTTCATATGACCAGCATGAGCAGAAGCAGTAGGAAATTCTTTGACGATTAATTTACCGGTAGTCTTTTCTTCGCGGTGTTTAATCTTATCTTGATACATCATCTTCGGTAGTTCAGGTAGATCACTCATAGATACATTCAAAAGATTTGCGTCTATTCTTTCAGCAATTCTTTCTTCAGCCATTTCTAAAGTAATGTACAACACATTCTTACCATTCAATAAGTTTGCAGCTGCAAGGTGTGTCATAAACAAAGTCTTACCGACACCAGTACCTGCAAGAGCGATGTTCAATGTCTTTGTTGGAACACCACCACGAGTAATACGATTCATAAAGTCTAAATCAAATTCGACTCGTTCTTCTTTTCTATGGTAGAAATCATATCGAGCAGATGATTCTTCTATGAAGTCATGCCCAATCTTTTGATCGAATGATACAGATAATGCGTTAGATAATAATTCTGGTAAATATTCTGGACTATGTGTTTTATCTTTGCCGTCTAGAATATGAATACCATCCATGATGGCATTATGTATGGCACGGTCTTTACAAAACTTTTCTGTTGTTTGTGTCAGCCATTCTAGATTGATTTCTTCTTTTTGAAATGTGGCGATTGTACTTGTGATACTTTGAAACTCACTATCGTTGATATCTTTTCTTGCGTTTAATTCGATTGCAAGTGTTTCATTTGTTGGGGCAGTATTATACTTATCATAGAAAAGACTAATCTCTCTAAAGATTAACTTCTCTAATCTGTCTGTAAAATAATCCTCTTTAAGAAAAGGTAAAACTTTTCTAGCGTATGCTTCGGTGTGTATGAGGTGTTTTAAACTAGTTCTTTCAATTCTTTCTTCCATTCAACTCCTGATCCATTACTTGTATTAATATATCTCCAATATGATTGATGAATTCTTGGCTATCAGTATTAGCATCCACAAAATTTTGATCTATTGTGTAATCAAATTTCATAGGTAGATTGCCATCCTCATTCTCTTCTTTTGCAAATTGAACATTCCCATAGTGATACACTATATCTGCATACGGTCCACTAATAAGTTTGATTGACGCCATGTCTTGATCTTTTTTCTCAACAAAGACATAATCAACTTCGTGTTTAGGCAGGGTCTGTTTCTTGCTCTTCGATACCATATTTAAATTCTTTGGCTGACGCCTCATCTAATTGTTTTAAAATTTCTGGAGTATAATACTTCTCTGGATCATTGTTGATGGTTTTTCCGAAAGTCTTTGAACCATCTGGTAATTCTATTCGTGTAGAAACTTGTTTAAATATACCATACTTTAATGCTAGTTCTAATAAACCATAATGTTTATCTAAACCTTTATCGTATGTAAGTCTAACATCAACCATCTTATTCTCTTTAGTTAATCTTGACTTGTGGTTTTTACAATGAATTATATTACCTATAATTTCAGTCCCGTCTTTTTCTTTTCTTTTAGAAAGATAGACGATAGAACTAGCCGCATATTTAAGACCAGATCCGCCGCCCATCTCTTTAGTCGGGAACATAGAACCAATGACATCGTAGGTGTGATTGGTAATAATAAGTGGCACTTGTGCCTTGCCAAGTTTCAATGTTAAGACTCTAAATGCTGCCTTAACAATTTGTGATCTTGTCATATCTCTTGTTTCTTTTCCTGCCTCGGTATCTTCCATCTCTTTTGTGGTTGATAACATACCTAGACTATCTAAGACGAGCAATATAGGTTTTCTATCTGCCTTATCTTGCTCAATGTATTTGTCTAACACTCTAATTGCTTGGTGTCTGAATTCTTGTACTGTTGTTACAGGCATAATAATCATACGAGAAGAATCAATACCTCTATCTTCAATCATATCTTTTGTTAATGCAGATTCACTTTCAAAGTAAATAACACCAGCGCCTGGATTCTTCTTCAAGAAGTTATCAACTACACCTAATACAAAGAATGTTTTACCTGTTGCACTTTCACCAGCAAGAGCTGTAATCTTGTTAGCAGGTAGACCACCGTGAATGGTACCTGATAATAAACCATTGAATATATAACTACCAGTATCTATGAAGTTAGAAACATCACCTGCCTCAACGCCTTCAGATACTATACTGGCATATTCATTACCAGTCTCTTTAATAATTTGTTTGAAAAAATCTGTCATTTTAAATCACTCCCGAATAATATACTATTATAACATATTTATAAAGAATTTGCAAGCGAATAATACTTAATATATCGCTTTATTCCTTCTTCTATGTCAACTTGTGGATTCCAACCTGTTTGTTGTTTTAATTTTCTACTGTTTAATGTGTCTCTCTTTGGATAGAAAGGATCAGCACTCTTAGTGTGTATCTTACAATCTATACCTAAGTGGTGTTTCACCAATTCACCTGCCTCTAATATAGTTCTACCACGGCCTCTAGAAGCGTTGTATGTTTGGTTCGTAGATGATTCGCTAAAAGCACATAAAACAAATGCCTTTGCCAAATCTTCAACCCAGGTAAAGTCTAGACGGTTGGTAGGACCGGTAATAGTAATCTCATTGTTGAGTAATGCACTTTTTGCCATTTGAGATATAACTCTCATGGTCACATCATTAGTACCGTACACAGCACTAGGTCTTAGTATTGAATAAGTTAATTGCGGATTGTCTTTAGTAAAAGACTTAACCATAAACTCGTTAGCAAGTTTAAATGTGCCGTATAATGTTTGTGGAAAACACTTATGTATTTCATCAGGTTCATCAACTTTAAAGTCACCGTAAACCATACTAGATGACGATAACACAAATCTATGCACACCATATTTAACACACATTTCCAAAACTCGTAATGTACCTTGTACAGCAGTTTCAGTTTCTTCTCTCGCATTGTATTGAAATACTTTAGCATTAGGACAACTTGCAAGATGAATTACAACATCAGGTCTAAACTTCGCAAATGTATTCTCTAAACCTAGTTCATCTAGAATATCATGGTTAAATACATCAGCTTTGCCGGCGTGTTCTACTCTTAAAGGTTTAACTTTTGCATACTCACCCACATTGTGCTGCCAATAATGATTGTAGTCTCTATAACTATCAACTATACCAACTGTATGTCCTTG